CTGAGGGATATTTAGTTCCTCAGTTGCTTTTCGAGCGGCTGCAGTCGCAAAGTTGAATTCGCTTTGATTGCTGGTGACACCGTTTAGCGCAATTTTAAGCTTTTGAATTTGAGCAGCATAATCCGCAGATGCTCCAGCCGCCTTTCTGAGACCTGAAAGCTGTGCGCCCACAGCCGCGCCGGTCGCGGCTCCTGCAGCGCCAAATGGCGCTCCCGCAAGTCCGCCTAAAGCACCCTCTGGACCTCCAAATATTCCACCTGCTGCAATTGCTCCTGCGGTTCGCGCCAATCCTGCACCAGATATGCGCCTCTTATTGTTTAATTTGTTCAGCCGACGATCTACCTTCTCGATTTCACGCCCAACCTCCTTGTATGCAGCAGTCGCTGGATTAAGTCCAGACCTGATTTGAGACCAAGCCGCTCTCTGACCTTGAAGGCTATTAATACTCCCGTTAGACGCTGCTGTGGCCTCGCGAATTGATTGAGCCACTTGCTGATAGCTTCGCCCCATCATTTGCAGGTCTGCCGCCTGCCCTGCTTGGCCAATGGCTGCTATCTGGCTAAAAAGAGCAGAAGCCTGCGCCGGCTGGTCTGCCAAGCCCCCACCAGTGAAGCCGCGATACCGACGAGATCTTCTCCTTTCCCGGCGATCAATCGAGCTTTGGACCGGGTCTCGGCCCGCAAACATGCCAAAAGCCTCTTGCTGGCCAAGGCGAGCGCGAATCGCTTGTTTTCTTTGACTAGTGCCAAAAGGATCAGCTACCTGCTTCTCAAGCGCGTTTATTTCCCGAAGAGCATTGATATAAGACCTTGAACCAACTGCTAGGTTTTGAAAGTCTTCTCTTAATTCACTTAGTCGCAGAGAAAGAGCCGCCGTAGTCCTTGGAAGCTCTTTTGTAACCTCAAAAGCTGTTCTTTTATCAACCGGACCTCTCGCGGCACTCTGGCCACTAGCGATAACAGCCTGACGCGCCTGAGCCCTTTCAAAAGCCTGAGTTCTTTCTTGAATCTGCCTAAGTATTTTCGTGTACTCGTCGCCAACCACACTTAGATCTTTTAATTCTTCTTTAAATCTTTGTATTTGAGCAGAAAAAGTGCTGACCTTCCTTCCAGGTATTTGCGCCTGAATTTGGCTCAAGCTTTTAAAAGTTTTTGCGGTTCGTTTTACTTGATCTTCTGCTTTTTTTAACTTTGCCTGATAATCAACAACGTCTTTAGTTAGAGAGACAAAAGCGTTGCCGCCAAGCTTCGCCTGGTCCCTCAGCTTGGTCAATGCCCCAACCTGAGCAGCTATAACATCCTTGCTTATTTTGCCTTGGACGTTAAACTTCTTTATTTCGCGAGCAATTTTCTCTAACTCTTTGTCGGCAGGCCCAGCAGCGCTAGTAAGGCCGCGCAGAGAAGACTTGAGACTGTTGACGCCTTCAATCCCCTCAACGTCAAGCTTTATCTGAAGGGGTTGAACGGTTTTAGCCATCTGCCTTCTTGCTGAATTCGATCAGTGCTGCAGATTCCATGATCTGGAGACCTTCAAGCACTTCGCGACGGTTCTCCACATCATATAGGTCAAAAAGACCGCCGGAAACCAGCAGTACCTCATATCTCATGCCAACGTAGCCAGCCATGCTGACAGTCCACTGGGTCTGCATTCGGAGGAACATCATTACGATGTCCCAGTTCTCATCCCAAACTTCAAAGTCATCAGACTTGTTCTTTTTGGTGATGGGGATAGAAACCCCAAACGAGGCGGCGTCATCTTGAGTCTTGTCCTCAATTATTTTGCCGCCGGAAGCCCAGAAGACTGCAGCCTCTTTTAGTTTCCCGCTTCTGCCTCTGCGTAAGTTGCGGCATAAGTGTTCAGCACAGCCTTGATCCAGTCGGCGTCATCAACCTGCTCTTGAAGAACCTCATCGCTGAATGGCACCTCTTCCCCATCCTCGTCGACAATTCCCTCCCAGCCGACAAGAACTTTTCTGATCAACCCAATATTGCTATCGTCCTTGCTGTCCTCAAGCTTTGACATCTTTTCTCTTTTAAAGATGGCAATAAACTCAGACGTTTCAAACTCTCCTGGCTTAGTAGCGCTAGGTTCTTGTACCTTTACCGGCCATTTGAAAGTTTTGACCTTTTTTCTAACAAAAGCCATTAGGTAAGAGCATAAGCTGGCTCAGCATACACAAAAAAAGGGAGCCCGCAAAGGCTCCCCCACATCCCCTTCTTGAATACTGCCTCAGCCTTGGTCAGGTGTAAACCAAGTCGAACTCGGCATTTGCTGCAGAGTCGGGCACGCAGGTGTAAGGGATTTCAAGCATTGCGATGCCATCAGAGTCTCCATAAGACACATCTCCAATGTCCACTTTGCTTGAAGTGAACTGGACTTTGTTGCCGGCTGCTGTCCCGTGCGTGAAAACTAGGTTCCCAAGCGCGGCGTCATCGTCGATTGCAGATGCGAAGTAATCCTTGGTCCCCAGCAAAACAGTCTCAATACTGACCGATCCAGTAGCAGAACGATCTGTAATCAAGACTTCCTTTGTTCCACCTACAAGCTCCCTGTAAGTAGTCGTGTTCCCTAGGTCAAAAGAAAAACTCTGCAAGGCTCCTGCGTATGAAAGCAGCTGAAAGCCTGTCACGTTGTCATTCTTGAAAACCAGTGGATCAGCTTGATTCGCATATGTCGGAGTCAGCAAAGCACTGTCATCCGGCGCGTTGTAAATCCCGGTAAACGAGAAATCAAGCGTAGGGATTGCCCCCACCTGAGCATTCAGCGAAACAGTCCCCCGACAACCTGTCGCCTTGTGGCGAATGCCGTCAACCATGTAGTAAATGGTGACGGAGCTGAAGGAAGAGCTGACTGGCTCATAAGTGACGCTTGTGCCTGCCGCGATTGTCTCCGAAAGACCGCAGGCTTTCAGGGCCTTTCCGTACTGAGGAGCAGTACCTGCTGTGCCGGAACCTGCCATCTCAACACTGAATGTGCATTCAACTTTTGTATTTGCCAAAAGCTGCTGAGATGCACCAAGGAAAGGTCGAATCAGGTCTCGACTTACAACATCACTGCTCTGAGGAGTGATCGACAGATCCCTTACTAGAACTGCGTCGGCTCCGTCCGGTGTTGCGTCCGACCCGTAGCTCGACTCCGTCTCGATGACGATCAGTCGTTTGCGGAGTAGCAGTGCCATCAGATTCTTCCTGTGATGATGGTTGTGGTGGTTGCGTCCGCTGAATCAAAGTGCGTACGCCAGTTTCAGGGTCAAGCAGATAAGTTCCGCCGCAACCTGTGTGTTCATCCAACATGGTAAGTGCAGAGGGTGGTTAGGTTTAGCGTAGCCCGCCGCTATTGAGACAAGTCATTCACGTCTGTCCGATATTTAATTTCGTACTCACACCCAATAACTGCAGCAGGCTGGTCTGCCTCTAGAAAATCAAACTCTGTCCTGACTGGAACCACGTCATGGGCTATACCACCAAGAGTCAAATCGCTCATGACCTTTGAATGAAGAGACTCGATGGTGTCATCGGCACCCTGATCAGGTATCACCGATCTTTCAATCACAGTGATCCTGACTGTCAATGTCCAGTCCAGCTTAGGAAGACTTGTTATTTGCACGCATACATCTCTAATCGGCTGAATAATTACGGCAGGTGACCCACCTCTTTCTATCGAGTCAACACGACTCCTATAAATCCGAGTGCCGACGCCAGTAGTACCAGAAAGAGCGGCTGCAATCCTTCTTAGGATAGTTTCCCTTTTGGTCGTCATATCAATCCTTCATCAGCATCATTCGCATAATTTTACCGTCGTCAAGTAGCATTGCCTCGCGAACTGTATAAACGGCTCCGTCCACATTCACAGAAGCGCCTTGAGTCACAGATGAAAAGTCTGAAGTCTTTACGACCACTGAGTAGTCAGTCGTGAGGACGACTCCATCAGCGATAATTTCGTTTGGCGAATCAAAATACCCAGCGCCTCTAGAAGCGCCAAAGGTCACTGGAACCGTAAATCCTGGGGTGTCGAAGAATGCGTCTAGATCTTCGGTAAAGGAAAGTGCCATATGAAAAGCCCCCGCAATAGCAGGGGCCGACAGAGGGGATTAAGCGTATTTTTTGCGGCCAAGAGCGGTGACGCTAACTGCGCCAGCTCCAGTTCCACCAGCAACAGTGATGACAACACGCGCATAGCGCTTGATTTCGTCACTGTTGACAGTCAAGGTCTCGACCAACGCAGTGTCAGCACTTGTAGTGGTGAAAGCTGCGCCGCTAACATCAGCAAAACTGCTGTTGTCGGCAGAGTCCTGAACCTTGACGGCGTATGTAATGCCTGAACCGCCAGCCTCGGCGTCCAAGATCATCGTGATGTCACCCTCGTAATCAATCAGGTCAACACCTGTCTCATTACCAGTAGCTGTGACAACATCGTTTGGCGCGAAAGACAAGACGCTAAGCGTCCGTCGAGTGTTTCCAATGCTCATTCCTTAGTCCTTTTGCGAGTTGTGGGCTTTTTAGGTGGGCAAGAAGGAGCTTCCTCCTCGGCGGGGGCCGTTTCCGCCTTGTGCTCAATAGCTTTACCAAGACTCAAAAGAGTCAGGGCTTCAGCCTCCTCGATGTCCAGGATGGAGCCCGCGTCAGCGGGCTTTCCTGAAATCATCACTGGCCTCAAGACTTCAACCTTCATGAGTCAGAACGATGAAACGACTTGGATCAGGTGGCGTAGCAGAAGGAGCCAGGCTGCTTGATAGCAAAGTCAACATCCTGCATAGCAATGATGCGAACGGTGCCAGAGGTAGCGCCAGCGAAAGGATCAACGGTTAGATCCAAGCCTGACCACATCGCCATGATCAGCTGAGAGAAGTCTCCGAAGATCGCGTCGTTGTTGGCGAGCTGGTTCGACACGGTTACGGGGTAGCCGTTGATTTCGTTGTCGGCGAAGACAAACTCTCCACTACCAGCGTCCTTCTTGGTGCTCTTGAGAGCGCCGCGAGCAGCTGCGTTGATGATGTAACGCAGGGCGCCAGCATCAGCGTTAGCAGTAGCAACATCGGTCTCCATTCCGATGTACTCCTCGAAGGTTCCGAAGCTCGTCAGAGACTGTGATCCAATGCCAGTGGTGTTGATGATGCCCAGCGGCTGGTTGGAGGAACCAGAGCCGTTAAGGCCAACACGATCGATTTCAATGGCTAGGACTTGAGCCAGATCATCACGCACCATCTGCTCAACGCTGATGTCGGACTGCAGAAGCAGTTTGCGTGAGTAGTCAACGAAAG